TTACATATGTCATTACACAGCTTAGAATCGGAAATATCGAATCAACATGTACAAAAATTTCCTAACACTCATGTTGCATGGAATACTTCTTACGGTAAAACATTTGAAGACAGAGAACATCTTTTGTTCGACAAAAGTAGAAATTTTGGCGATATATTTCTAACCTATCATCATATAGGAAAAGATCCATATGCTATATGGAGTAGCAACGATATTTTATCTGACGACGTATTTGTTGAGTATACGCAATATTCTGCAGATTTTGTAATATGGTTTGGTAAAAACACTAGATCTGAACCTTCAGAAGAATTTTGGAGCTGGTTTGATAGCAATTATGAATGGTTTAAACAAAGAACAAATTGGAAAAAAAGAGATATCAGGGCCGGAAATTCTAGATACATCGCGGCAACATTAAATACCACAGATTTATCTCCAACAAAAATTAAAAACATTTTAAAAACAGAATCTAAAATTACAAATATACATATTGAATAATGACAAAGTCTAAATTAATCATTTGTGCAGGCGATAGTTATACAGCAGGAGATGAACTTGCAGGAGATCTTTTTGTAGAAGGTTATACCAGTACGTTATATCCTAATAACCAAGAAATGACGGATGAGCGTAAAAAAATAATTGAAAAATTACAAAAAAAAACTTTACCGTTATGGCAAGATAAAATTAAGAAAAATTTTTACGAATCGGAATGTAAGAAAAAGGCATGGCCTGCTCATTTAGAACAACTGCTATCTGGTACCGATGTAATAAATTGTTCAGCACCTGGAATATCTAATGAAGAAATTGTTCACAGAGCAATAGATACTTTTTGTAATTTGAAAAATGATTATAAAGCTAATAATATATCAATTATAATTATGGTCACTTCTTATAATAGAATGGGATATCCCATGTATGATGTTAATTATAAAAATGAATATAATTATGCTAGCTGGACTTCTGGGCACTTTGAAAATAAAATATCTCCATCTTTTATGGAAAATGATGTTTTCAATTTTTTCTTTAAAATGAAAGATTATGATCGATTAGTAAAATCTATCTCTGTATTGTCTCTTGCAAAATTGTTTTTTGAAACTAACGGATGTAGTATACATTTTGTTGATTCGTGTATTTGGAACAATGGATTAACGAAATTTAATTTTGAATATAAAGAAAAACTACAGTTTTACAAAAAAATTATTCCAATTGTTTTAAAAATGGCTGATCTTAACCCAGAATATGTATTACCTAATCATCACTTTACAGAACAAACACATAAAGAATTCGCAGAACAAATTAGTAAATTAATCTAGTATTCGTTTTGTTTCTTGTCCTATATCTGCCTTTAATTTATCTACATTTACTTTGAAATCTATCTTTTTGATTTCATCTTTGTATTCAGCAAATGTTTCTACCAATCTATTGGCAACTATATCGCTGTGACTGTTAGACAGCTGTTCAGCAATATTGATCTCCCATATCCTACCATTGCCAAATTCCAACCTAATTGATTCTAGGTAGTGAACCGGCATGGTATTCATATAAAGATCTTCAAAGACTTCCGGCCATTCCTGAACAAGATGTTTGGGCGGTTTGAACAGAGGTTTAGGCACTGTTAATTTCTTTGGCCTTTGCCGTTTTCTTTACCGGTGGATCCAAGTCGTCTGCTTCTTTACGTAGTCTTGCAGCTTCTTTGTACATTGAATCAGCTTGACTGCGGTAGCTTTTAGCAATATCTTTATCAGATAAAACTTCATTAGCGGCCGCCTTAAGAGGTACTACTGCAGGTGTTGATGGAGGAGCAAGGTCTTTGACCTTTACAAGTTCTTGAACTTCGGGGGTATTTTTCTTAGAACCCGAAACAAACGTGCATAAGTCATCCACTGCACAGTTTTTCTGTTCCGCAATCAATGTATTAAGTTGATGCAGGGCAATTTCACTGCCAGGCGACGGCATCATCAAAACATCGTCTGTAGGAACCTTGGCCATTCTGTTATCAGCCTTTAGCGCCTGCAACATTGGACGGCCGTCGGAAAATGATCTTGTAAATAATACTTCACCAAATTCAAATGCAGATTGTGCTTCGGTAGTCTCAACCAACTTCATGATATCGTCATGGTAGTTGTCTGACAGACTGGATACTGGAATAACCAATGCCTGATTGGATTCGCCGGGTAATGTTCTAAAAGCTACTAGAACCTTAGAGCCTGCCTTTTTCATTTTTCCTACATGTTTTAATGATTTCATCACTGTTCCTTTTTCGTGACAGCTTCTAAGAATGCATTTAGTTTATTATAAGTCTTACCAACTGCTTCTAATTCGGCTGCTTTAAACGCTCCTCGTTGGCTGGCCACATCTAATATGCTTCTTAGTGCGGACAAGTCGTTGATATTTAAATCCGGTGCTGCCGGCTGCGGTGCTTCTGCGGCTGGCTGTGCTTCTGGTGTTTTTACTTCTTCGTTCATGTGTTTCTCCTTATATGTGGACATGCTAGCATAAAATAAGTCAGCTCTTTGTGATCTTCAAATCCCACATATGTGGCAGTCTTGAGTTTTCCATCTTGTGAAATACCAGGCTGCCTTTTTATGTAGAATCTTCCCACCAATTTGGATCTGATCCAAGTTTCAACATCTGATCCAAATAGGTCTACATCGGCCAGTTTTATTTTGGCAAAATGCGGAGCCACTGAATCAACCTGTCTATGATTTAAGATGTCAAGAGCGTTTAGTTTTAACATAGTGATATTTAATTCAACGATAATTTATTGAGACGATTCTTGGCTTAGTCTTTTATTCAACGCCTTAGCAGCACCCATTTTTCTAACATCGCCGGCAAACAGATACAGTTCAAAGGCTGCTTTTTCTGATAATACTTTAATGTATCGTTTTTGTAAATGGAAGGGCGAATCTAGATATTGATCCATCCAAACTAGAACTTGCGGTCCTATTGTAAGATCTTTTGGAAGTTCTATTTTGTAAGTTTTAATTTCTGATTTGGTTTCTACAAATTCTAGACATTGGTCAGTCATACGTAGGCCACCAACATCTTTGCCTCGAGTACTTAACCACCAAACAGCACGAAATTTTTTAACATATTCGGCATCATGTGGCTGTCCAGCAGCTTTGAGGAATACCGAAGTATAGGTATCCTTGCGGTCCATATATTACTCTATCTTTTCGCCTTGACTGAGTTTATAAACTGCAAAGTCTTGAGTCTTGAAAAGTCGATTAAGTTTTTTTGCAAGATTGTGCGCATGACCGGGATTACTAAATGAAACTTTCTTGTATTTAGGACCGGGGTAACTAGCCACCAGACTACCACTCTTTAGATTGAATGGCTCACCTTTATAAAACACAGCCCAGATGGCATCGCTTTCAAGAATTTGTTCAATCTTAAAAGTGTCCTTATTGGCATGTTCAAGTATAACTTTGGGTTTTGGTCTGCTCATTAATACGTGTTTCCTAATTAACCACGTATATATTTATCAAGAACCGAACCCACCTCCATCGAACTTAACGTCAATTTTGGTAGTTGATTCACGTATTTCCGCTAACATAGCGTGTATTTCTTGAACGGTGCGACCTAATTTAGATGTTAATACTGCTAATTCAGCAGTTAGGTCTTTGGCTTCTTGTATTGATATCCTAATATCTTTTTGTTGGCTGCGTTCAGCAGCAGCTACTCTGGCCAGCAATCGTTCAACACCAGGTAGATTTGTGGGTAAGTTATTTTGCAACATTTGCCAGCACCTGCCGCATTTCTAGTTCAGTTCTAAAGGGACCTTGATAGGTGTATCTTTGCAAGGTAATCAACTTAGGACAAAAACTCTTGACCCACCCTTTGTCAAACTTAATTACATAATAACCTGCACAATACAAACTTTTTGAATCGCTGCTTTTTGTAAATAATGGTAGTTTACGTTTGATGTCAAACATAGCATTGTGTGGTTCGGTACTTGTCGAGTAGCCGTGAACTTCATTCGGCAAGGCATTGTCTGCTTCTTTGACAATCTTAGCAACAAAGAAATCTTTACCAAATTGTCGAGTTAGACTTTCTTTAGTGTCATAAATTTTAATGCCTAGTTCGTTGCTGAGAATAAAACGATTGTCTTCGTTCTTTCTCAGTGTGGCAAACTTTGCGCCATCTTTTTCAACAATCCAGAATTTGTTTTCGATAATTGGTTTAGCATGTAAATCGGTCATAGTGTATACCTCGCATTAAGTGGCTCAGCATAAGCCTGTGCCTGATCTGCAATCTTCTTAAGATCATACAGATTGCAAAATTTCATTAATCTAATTCCTACCTGGCTGACATTTTTATTTGCCTGTGTTGCTGTTGCAATAGTTTCAGACATGATCTGTCTAATGTCATTAGGTTGTGCTGTAAGATCAATCAGCTGTCGATTGCGTTCATAGTCTTCGAGCACACGATGTTCTTCGCCGTTGTGGTCGGACCAACGCTGAAGCATGAGATTGTTCCACGAGTAGCCTTTTGTGTCTCGGTCACCGTAGGCCTCACGGAGACCAACCTTATTCTTTGTGCCTTTTTCACGTACTCCCGGATATGCACTGAATACGTTGTCTGAGGTATCACCTCGCATACACTTTTCAAAAAGTAGCCATTGTGGGTCCGGAGCCGCTTTGACTTCTTGAGTTTTTTTATCAATGATGGGCTTATTCTTTTTATCAAAGTAGCCTTCGTGCGTGATAGTGATTTCGGTGACGCCATTGTATTGTTTCACGTTTGGTGCAATTAGTTGTACAAAATCTGTGTCTGTCGAAATGATTACATGATTATCGTCAGGATGACTCTGAATCCAGCCTGCAATCAAATCATCGGCTTCTAGTCTAGGATGTTGCAATACTGAACAGTTTGTTTTTTCAGTTACAAAATCTTTAAATGTATCGAACGCTTCCCAAAACACACGTTCTTCTTCTGCTTCTCGCTCTGTATGTGCCGCACGAGCAGCAGTACGTTGGGCTTTATACGGCTTATAAAAATCTTTACGCCAGCTTCTACCTTCTAAGAAGAATACCACGTGTGTGCCGCCGAAGTCTTGCCATGCTTTTTTAATGCTATTAAGAGTAATATGAAATGCCATGCCTAACTTAATGTCAGCATCACCGTTGATAACGTGCCTTGCACGAAAGAAAGTGTTTGCAGTATCAACTAAAATATATGTCATAGATTGTTTTTTCTAACAGAATTAATATCAATAACGCCAGTGTTAACAGCACCTCCAAAATCTCCGTCAACTACTACATTAGCGCAGAGTTCACGGAACCAACGATCTACAATTTCTTCATCTTTGTCGCCATCAAATCCGTATCCTTCTTGCTTTAATTTTAACACAAATTGCTCGTTCCAGTCAAGTTCAAAAAAGCCATTACGAATGTTGTCTTTGTTAACGTGCGTGTTAAGCACACCTACCCAGGGTTCTTTTAATTTAGTGGCGCGATCTTTTGGACTTAGTTTGGCAGTTTCTTCTGCTTCTTTGGCACGTTCTGCAGACGCAACTGCATCTTTAGCGATCTTTGTGGATTCTTCTGCCAGCTTTACTGCGGCTTCAGTTTCTGCTTTGAGTTTATCAATGCCAAATAATTTTTCTATAAATCGTTTCATTAAGTACCCCACTCATTTTTAAACAACGGCACCTGCAATCTATCACTGTAGCGTAGACCATTCTTCATTGCTAATAATGCTACATTTTTATTGTTTAGTGCGTAAACGCTTTCTACCCCTCCCACTGGCATTAGATAAACGTGTCCTTTAAATCCTGCTTTACGATAAGCGGCAATAGCGCACTCTGCGTCGGCAAAGTCTTGTTCTGTAGCAATAACAAATTTTAAGTATGCTGTGCCAACTTGTTCGTATTCACAAACTACTTCTGGTAGAATTGCTTCTTCCCACTTCTCACCACTGCATGGAAGTTTAGCACTTACACTAAATGTAACTTCTCTAGCAAAATCCATATTAGGCATTTGCCATTCTACTAGATATTCTTTAAACTCTTCTGTTAGCTTTTGAGTACCGTTTGTTTCAAATGTAATTTCTTTTAGGCCTGCCATTTTAGGATGACGTAGCAAGTCTGGATAAGCACGTTGCCACCCTAGCAAAGGTTCACCGCCTGTGATAACAAGATGTTCATCCTTCCATTTGTTGTGGGGCAGTATCTCTTCAATACGTTCTGCAATAGCATCGCTAGTAAGCATTGGACTAAGATCCTTAAAGCGTGGGTCCCATGATGCATAACTATCACAACCAGTACTAACTAACGGAAGTTCTTCATAGACTTTAAATTCAGTGATGCGTTCAGAGATAGATTCAACTTCTTTGCTTAGTTCGCCGCGAGGCATACCAAATCCTGCACATTTAAAGTTACATCCAAATGTACGTAGAAACACACTAGGTACCCCCATGTACCTGCCTTCACCTTGTATGCTGTAAAACAGCTCTGCGATTTTAATTTTACTCATAATATATTATACACTATTTTCCACAGGTGCGTCAACCTTTTTCAAAAGCCAACTACCGTCTTTTTGATCTATCCATTTCAATGTGTCTCCTTCTTTCCAACCTGCCTGTTCTAGCAGTTCCGGTGGAAAAGTTAATATGGCATCCCCACTACCATCGTCAGTTTCTTCTAGGTTAAGTGTCCAACTTTTCAATTTCAACTCCTAATTAAATTGTGTTCTCATTTTGCTTCTTCCAGTCTTGATGTCTACGTCGACGACATTCTTCTTTGACATCAATAGGAATATCAGGATGCCATTCAGATAGACTACAATCATATATTTTGTACTCCGGCATACTGATTTGAGACAATACCAAAATCCAAATCACACAAGCAACAATAAATCCGATGACGTATTTGATCATATTCTATCGCTCAACAATATTTTACACATCATTGCATCGTGTTCGTTATGAAATCGAAATGTCATCTGATCAGTTTCTGGATGACTAGTGTATCGATCGCCCGGCAAGCCAAAGTGTTCTAACACCATAGCACAGGTTTCATTCCACCAAAAACCAGTTTGTTCTTGTTTCCAAGGAACTAGAATTTCATTCACTGATCATGTCCTCTAATGTTTTAAATATTTTAGAATTACCTTCAATGGTATAATGATTTATACTTCCTCTTTCTTTAGACCAAAGCCTACTAAAATCAATATGATTAGTTTCTATTGCAAGTTGTTTGGCGATATCAACATGACTCATGCTGATATAAGGCACAGTGATCAATAGTTTAATCTGTTTTCTAATTAAATTATAAATGTCTATTTGATATTGATCATCGTAATGATATTTAAAATATTCTTGTGCAGCTTTGAGACTGGGATTTCTAAATGAAGATCTATCAAGCAGATCATTTAAAATCAAGTCACAATCTTTGTGCAATCCTTGTTTATGTATAGGATGTTGCGGGGTATGCAGTCGACTGGGACTGGTATGACTCACAATTACTAGGTCAAAATTCATAACTTGCTGAGATTCAATTTGTTTTAGGATCTTGTATTCGCCTATACCTGCCTGTGCTAGATTAACCACACTATATTTTGCAGCCAGAAGTGTAGGCCATCCTAACTGGGCATTTGGCCATACTGTAGCAAAACTGTCTCCGGCAATCAATATTTTCATTGTGATTTTAACCAGGGCAGATATTTATCTGAGATATACCTGTGATATTCACGATTATAATGTTCGTTGTCTTCTAGATAGAATTTTGTATGATCTATCAGTTTGTCAGCAAGATAGGCTTCAACAGTTTTAGAAGCAATCACAGTATTGTTTAATTTTCCATAATATTCAAAATTACTAGGAAATTTTAATCGTTCTGTAAAATTAAAAAGATAGAGTTTAGCGCCGTGTTCTGCACACATACGATCCCATACATAGACATCTAGTAAAAAATCACGTTTTTCTAGAAATGTGTTAAGTTCAAAAAATAACTTCACTTCCATATAGGTGTTTTTACGAAGATTTGGTGTGCGCAGTCCTTTGCGCATGTCAATGTCTATTCCAGGGAAATTACCATAGTCGTTATCGAGTGACTTCTGAAATAATTGTATTTTTTCATTTTGTATAGTTTGATCACAGTACCTATCAATGGCACCGTTATCAGCACTCATCTTTTCGGTAAAATAGTCAATGGGTATAACTTCGTCGGACAGCTCACCGTCAAAGGCCAGCCTAAACCTATTAAATGGGGCTAGACATATAAACACTTCGTCAATGTCATCATACTTTTCAAACATAGCAGATAGCCAATCTGTGTAGACTCGATTGCAAACACCTGCCATTGCATATATTGCTACAGATTTGTTGTTATCTTCTCCGTAGATTTCTGCATAGTTGTTGTCGTTCCAGTAGGTGTAACTACCTGGACCTACTTTAGTCGGATGACTCCAATAGCCACAGGTTTGACTATCTCCTATAAACAATG